AGTTCGAGATTATTTGGTTTCTTAAAAAGTTTTGTACACTCTTCTGCAGCGCGTTCACCAAGTTCCCAACTATATTTAATAGCATCTTCACCTTTACGTTCACCTACATCAAATTCAACCATAACAGAATCAGTATTATGTACAACGAGATCACCCGGCCCAACGTGAAAATGATGTGATTCGGTCGTTAAATCGTAAACGTAACCATCCGTTTGACCTAAATATTCAAGTTTTTTAATTTTTATAGGTGATTTTCTTTGTGTAGATTTTGTCCAAGTCTGTCTAAAAACGTTCGGTTTATCACATCTTATATTTATAGAAACATTATAACCAAGTTTTCTACCTAATATATACATACCCATACTTCCTTCTTTACCTTTTATATCCATGCGTGTATATCCATTTTGATCCTTATCTCCATCTGCCATATAATACCCATCGAAAAAAGCCTGTATTATACCATGAGATGCATTTAGAATACACGAAGGAACTACCTTTTCTCTATATTCATTATAAAACAAACTTCTATACTTATCGACAATTTCTAAAACATTACCTCGTGCGTTAAGTTTATAAACACCCGAACTTTCAATTGTATCATATATTTTCGTGTCAAATGGACAGAGCTTTTGCATTTCTCGTAAATATTCCTTTTTTGAATTATTGAGAGCCCACGTACTTTTAACTCCAGATTTACATCTGTATGTACCACATGAACCATCACCGAAAAAGAACCCCATTACCTTAGCTTCATCTATAGTAATACCTGTATCTTTACTATAAAATGCTTCAATTGAATTACCGTGTAATAATCCCATCCCAATAGAAACTTCAGATGGTTTAACCATTTCTTTATTCTCAAGAAGTAAACTATGGTCTTCAGTTACGTCTACTATACCGGTATGTGTTAATACACGATGAATATTCTTATTTGTTTTATGTCGTATGACTTGTTTAATCGGAGTAAAACCGGATTCTGTCCATACATCCGCGTGTATAAAACCAATTTCCTTACCATCATCTCTCTTAATATAATCATTTATAAGTGTATCAATCCTACACGTTTCAATAATACCATCTCGACGAATGAGTAAAGGTGTATCTGGTGTTACAGAATCACCATACCTTACCTTTGCACCCGGAAAATGTTTCTCAACATAATTCTTTGTATCCTCTATCATCATACGCCCTTTCATAGTTGTAGAAGACGCTATAGGCACACACGGTAACATACCTTTAGACGCACCCGTAAAACCGTATACAGAATTCATTGAAATCTTATACGCTAATTGTTTACCATTATACATCTCTTTCAAAGACCCCGTCGAATTAGCCATATCTTTTTTAGCCTGTTTTCTAAACTGTTTAAGTTCTGTTAATATACTTGGTATAAGACTCGGTACATTTTGTACAAATTTATAATTTCCAAACGTTTCGATCTCTAAATCAGGATATAAATTTTTATTTTCGTATACAGGATCCATTATCAAAGTAGAATAACACAAATTGTGTCCCACCATTATAGACGGGTACAGGGCTTCAAAATCAAGGGCGGTTATCGGTGTATAATACGCACCCTTTTGCGCCTCCAATACAGTTGCACCTTCGTACCCATCGACAAGACCCTGTCCCCACTCTATAGTGGGAACAAGGTACCCCATTTCCCTCGCTTTTTTAGTTAACTGACTAAACACTTTAATCTGTTGACCTCTCTCAACTAAATAACATAGAGGAACCCATGTCGCTTTTGCCATTTCAAGAAGATTTATAAGTGTACATAATTTAGAAAGTAATTTATGTGGAAGTAAAGTATCTTTTATACAATATTCTGCAACCTCACGTAATTTTATAGGGTCTTCCTCTCTAAAACGAGCAAACATTTCTTTAGCAGGCATATCAATCTTTTGATCACCCAAATATAATTTTGAAACGTTATCGAGTTTATACGAATCGAGTTTGTACCCCTTTTTAACCTCGTGAAACATATCAAAAATGAAACGACCGGGTATAGGTAATAATTTAAGTTCATTATCACCAAGTGCACTCGAAGACAATTTTTTTACTTTCATCTCACACGTATGACCCTTAAGCTTACTCATTTCATAAAATTCAGGCGAACACCCAACCATATCAGCTCGCGTCATTATATAATTCATATCAAAACCAAATATGTTCCAACCAGTTATTATATCTATATCCATTTCTAACATGTATTTACTAAACGCTTCTAGCATCTTACACTCAGAATCGTAACTTAGAATAGTACAATCTTCAAGATTACTATCCGTTTGTTTATAACAAAAACAGGTTTTGTTATAAGGAACATCGCTACCAAAAGAACATAGGGAAATTGCAATTTGAAAACAACAATCACCTAATATCTCAGCATCAGGAAATTTACCAGTCGAACTATTACATTCAATATCAAGAGATGCAACTACAAAAGGTGCAGTTTCAGGTTTATCGACCGGTTTTAAATTTTTCCAATTATTACACGTTATATCAATATCAGTATTTGCATAATTCGCTTCAGTACACTCACTACCAGAATCTAACCACCCAGTTGACTGAATACCAGTTGTGTGCATTAATCTAAGTACAGGATCCAAATTAGACTCATACAGTTTCAATTTTATCTCTTCACCAGTATATTTCCATTGCCCAGTTTCTTGTTCGTTCACAATATTGAATACCCATTCATACATTTTCAAAGGTCTTTTTAGCATATACCCAACCTTACGACGATTCGCGAGTGTATCGAAATTAAGTTTCATAAAATAAAATTTTTTACTATTTTGAAATCCCCAAACATCCATAGAAGACTGTATATCGTAACTCATTTTTAAACCAGGACACACCTGTTTAATACTATCGTAATATAACTCAGCACGTTTATCGTAACCATCAGTAGGTAATTTAATAAAAAAATAAGGAGGGAAGTGTGTAGTGAGACATATAGATTTACCACTCTGTGTCTTACCAAATATATGTACTAAATGTTGGTCATCTTTGTCTTCAGTTTCCCAGGTAAGTGCTTGAAAGACGACCATTTTTCTTATTACGTTATCGCTCGATTTTTTTAATATACTATATTAGTAAAATATGTCAGCTGCTTTGATCGATCTAGTATCAGTAGGTGCACAAGATGTGTACATCACAGGCGACCCACAAGTCTCATTTTTCAGACAAAACTATAAACGTCATACCAACTTCTCTATAAAACCAGAACGTATGGATTATATCGGAACATTCACTTCAGGCAATGAAGTATCTATACCTATCAAATCGAAAGGTGATCTTTTGAGTTACGTGTGGATTGAAAATGCCAATATTAACAATAATAATCATGATAAATGTATTTTTAAATCCAAGAATACAACATCGGATGAAACTTCACCAACTGAATTCTCTTTGTGGATTGGTGGTCAAGAAGTTACAAAACTGGATTCACTTTTTATTAATACCATACATAATACGTTATACAATGAATCGTCGGCGAAAGCGGTGTGTGCCGCGACGACCCAAGATGGTGGTGATAATGTTTCCCCCAATAGTTACATAATCCCATTCTTCTTTAGTGAAGATTGGACGAAATCTTTACCACTCGTCGGTCTTCAATACCACGAAGTTGAAATTAGAATTAAGTGTAGAAATGGTACGTTTAACTTGGGTTCTTCTCCAAAGGTATACGGTTCGTACGTATTTGTCGACACAGATGAGCGCGAATTCTTTGCAAACGGTGAACACGAACTTCTCATTACACAAACACAACATCAACCAATGTCTGCTTCCGATACGTCGGTCGATCTTTCGTACTTTAACCACCCAGTAAAGGCCGTTCATATAGCTGCGGGTTCCACTATTGGAGACGCCAACGCTGAAATCGACGCCACATCATACACTTTAACTGACGCGTCTATGTTCATCAACGGTGCTCCACTCTTTGAAAATATGACACACGAATACCACAGAAACATCGTTCCATCGAGACACTGTTCGGTTCTTAACACCACGGTCGATTCGGAAAAAATATATACATGGCCATTCTGTCTTACCATGAACAAGTCTCAACCAACGGGTACCTTGAACTTTTCGCGAATCGATAACGCGAAGATAAATATTAATACTCCAGGGAGTACAAACATTGATATGATTCGTGCGTATGCGGTCAACTATAACATTCTCAGGATTAAGAATGGTATGGGTGGCGTCGCATTCGGTAACTAATAATTAATTATAACGTCCCCGTAGAACCAAAACCTCGGTTCGCGCGCATAGTTTTTTGTAATTCATTTACTTCTTGTATAAGAGGTGTCGAACACTTCTCTAAAATCAACTGAGCAATTCTTTCCCCTTGTTTAATTTCGAACGGAACTGATCCGAGATTAAATAAGCAGACCTTAAGTTCACCCGTATAATCAGGGTCAATCACACCCGCCCCGACGTGAATTCCGTATTTTACAGTTAAACCTGATCTAGGCGCTATGCGACCATAACACCCATAAGGAATAGTCGCACACACACCCGTACTTACAATATCCCTAGAATTTGGTTGAATAACCAAATCGTTTAAACTGTATAAATCGTACCCAACTGAACCTGGAGACGCGCGTGTCGGTAAAGTTGCATCCAGTGTTAATCGTTTAATTTGAAGTGTTTCCGGCATTATATTTTATTTATATACTCAAACTTTCTTTAATTTATTTAATCGTCTCACAAGTATCCATAAAATTATAAAAAGTATAACTGTTTGAATAAAAAATACATCTCCATTCGTTACATTATACCCAATAATAGGAATACGAATCATACCATAATCTTTAGTATGACATATCGTTTTTTCACCCCTATTATACATATACTTTGTTAAGTCTTCTATTATTTGAGGACAATACCTTTTATACCTATTCGTACTTATTTCACCTCCCATTATATTATCTTCATCCGTCCAAAACGAATTTTTATAATCAACCTTTTTATTTAAATTTTTAATACCATTTGTCTCCATATCAATGTGTGTCGAATGCTTATGGTTTATTATTTTTTGCGCACCTTCACGTGTAATAAAATATGCCGCTGTCGACCCCGAATACTTAGTATTTTTATCTTTTGTTTTAGGACATATACCATCACAGTGTAAACTTAGATAATCCCAATCTATATTATCAAGTTTCTTTTCCAAATGATCAACGTTAGTAAATAAAGGAAAAGCATCGTCTTCCATTATCAAAGCAACGTTATAAGGATCATTATCTAAAAAATATTTAAGTGCTTGTATATGACTATACGTACACCCAATACCAGATCTAGACGCAAAACTATCGACTCCTAAAAGAAAACCAAAATGTTTTTTTATTTCTATTTTACTAATGTCATCGTACATATACCCACTTATACGCGTAGGATATATACCAACCTCGTTAAGTTTATTTTCCTGAACTTCGTACCGTTTCTTTTGCGAATCCAAATTTATAACATATGTATTAAAATACATTATATATTATATTAACATTATATTTAAAAGTATAAGTTCAATACTAATTAATAATGAGTTTGAAAATCATAATGGGGAACATGTTTTCGGGTAAAACGTCCGAACTCGTTCGACGTTTAAAAAGGTACGAGGTTATAGGAAAAAGTATACTCGTCATAAACTCGAGTAAAGATACACGGTGTTTAGAACACGTTCTACGAACACATGATAACATGAAATTTGATTGTATAAAAACAAATAATCTTAACGAACTCAATTACGATAAAGTAGACATAATAGCCATAGACGAAGCGCAGTTTTTCATAGGGTTAAAAGTTTTTGTTAAAAAGGCACTTGGTGACAGTAAAACAGTTTTATTAACAGGTCTCGACGGTGATTATAAACAGGATAAAATAGGTGAAATTTTAGATTGTATACCACTCGCTGATAAAGTTTTCAAATTATCAGCTATGTGTATGGAATGTATGGACGGAACACACGGTCCTTTTACGAAACGTATCGTTAATAGCGATAAGGTCGAACTCGTAGGTGGTAAGGAAATGTACATGGCCGTTTGTAGAAAACATCTTTAGAAAAAAAAATATTCAATTATACTAAATGGATACCCAACCCGAAAAAAGTGCCAAATTAACCGATATTCAATTCTTTTTGTTTACCATGCCAGCTATAGTAACTTTAACATTAGCATTACTCATATTACTCGATAAACGTGCAAGACAAAACCCAGTAGCGTATATATCCCTATTCTTATCTGGTACACACTTGTACCATCATTACACGCTCACAAGATTACAAAACAAGATAAAGTTATAAATAGTATAATATACAATTAAAAATGTTTATGATCGAAGAACCTTACGGATTATCACAATTTCAGTGTTGGTTAATATCACTCACACTCGGAATTGTTTTAATAAAAAGAAAACGTCGCGGTGAAAATTATCTTGACGAATTATAAATGAACGCATTACAGGGAAAAGCACCTTTCATGAGCGCCGTATTTGCAAATCTTATTTTTCAGGGTCTCGTCGCGTACCAATCCGCTAAAACCGTCATAGAAAGCCCATCGTATAGCGAATTCATGGCCAGAAATGCACTGTTTAATTTACTCCTTTTAATAGGTTTATTTTTAGTACTCGTATTTACTAAATTAAGTTTACCGTTCAAGTTTGGTCTATTCACGATCATATCGATTCTCATGGGCGCTTACCTTTCGCCACAAGCTAATATAAAAGAGGCACTTTTAGAGGTCGTTACTATATTCATAGGTATGTTTATACTTGGTCTTCTTAGCGTCCAATTCGGGTTCGATCTAAGACCACTCGGTGTACTCTTATTCTTCGGTCTCTTAGCGCTCATACTCTCGCGACTCTTTAGCCCCGGTGAAAAAAAATACGCGAAAATAGGGTCGTTACTATTTGCCTTATTTGTTGTTTTTGATACAAACAATATCTTAAAAAAGAATTACGGTGGTGATTTCATAGATGCATCGCTCGATTATTTCTTAGACATAATCAATTTACTCCAGTATAGAATGGACGATTAACATATTTTTCTGCTAAAGTTTTCCTTTAGTATAAAAATATATATCAATGATAAGAATGAGTTCTAATAGAATTAATAATAATAATAATTCAATGAATAATAACAAAACCAATACAAATGAAAATGAAAACGAAACCATAAAAAGAAATAATAATAATAATGTTGGGTATAACCTTAATAAAAACAGGTTTATATATAGACCAAAAACAAATATTAAAAATAATAAAATTAATAATAAAAATAGAAATAAAATTGTTAGTGCCAATGCCAGTCATAAGGTTTATACTGGTGCCAACCGTAAGGTTTATACTGGTAAAGTAAGAACGTTACCTTTAAAAAAAATAGGGAAAAATTGGCACCCACTAGAAAAAAATTTTTCAGTTCCAAAAAATACCACAGCGAACATTGAATATAGAAAAAAAATAGGGAAGTTGAAAAAACGTGAATCTGGTCCAGTTTCTTCAAAAGTTCGTAAACCAATAAATAGAAATAGGGGTGTGGTAACGAACAAAGCCCGAAACGTCGCGCAGAAGTTGCTTTCGACTTTCCCTAATAATGTATCACAAACTAATATACGCCCAAATACCATTAAAAAGTTACCAAACAGATTAGGTGAATTTATAAATCAGGATTTTAACACGCTTGTTAATAATGCTAATAATATATTTACAAGAGGTCTTAAACTAATATATAGTAAATCGGTGTATACCCAGATAAC